AATACTGGTAATGGAACTAATACTGGTAATGGAACTAATACAATATCACCGAATAACATACCTGAAGGAAACAGTGTGGCACCCAATGGAGAAGTAGTAGATGCGGATGGTAATCCAGTATTGGGAGCAAATGGTGAACCAATGAAAGTAAAGAAAACTTCAAGACGCTCAATGCCCGGCTTGCCTCATAAAGGAAATAGTTCTATTTCAAATAATGCAACACAGGGACTCAAGCTACCCGGTACACCAATTCAAATAACACCAAGTCAATATAGAGCCCAATCACAAGAATTAGAACCATATGTGATTTCATTTCCACCAAAGCTTGATACAGAATCTGGATTGTTTGTAGCGTATTTTACAGCAGAAGTAGGTGATGGTTATAATTATTATAAGGTCTATGGGCAAACACCAGTAGATATTGAAGATACTGTACATAAATTCCAAGCCTTACAAAGTGCGAAGTTTTCTCCACAAGGTGAATTTAATACAGCTTTAAATAAAGTAGAAAAAGGAGTAAAAAATAATATTGAAGAATTAGATTTAGAACTTGATAAATTAAAGAATGAATTTGGAAGAGCATCGAATAATGAAAAAAAGAAGAACTCACAAATCATTGAATTATTAGAGGATAGAAGAGAACAATTAACTGGTCAATTAAATGCCTCTATACGAGTAAAAGCATTAGATTAATAGTAAATAGATGGCAGATATAGATTTAACAAAAGAAATAGTAAAAGCTCTTGACCCAAATTTCCTTTTGGCACAAGAGAATTTAATAACTGATATAGATATTGATAGAAAAATAGATAGTGCTTCTAAATCACAAGCTGGCCTAAATTATATAAAAAAAGGTATTCAACAAGTGTTTCGTTCTAGTGCTAAACCAACACCTACTGTAGAATCAACACCTACTGTAGAATCAATACCTACTGTAGAATCAATACCTACTGTAACAGCACCCACATCAGTAACATCTAAAACTCGTAAATTGAGAAACCCTTTTAGGTCTAAGGTTCCTCGTTATAATCCTAAACATCCACCAGAATTCAATGTAAAAAATCCTATGGTAAATAAACCTTTAGTTATTAAAAATCCTGCCGCAGATCCGTCATATGTTAACACAGCTAGATTTACTGGAACTGCTACAAGTGGTGGTGGTGGTAGAAGAAGAACAAAAAAGAAGAATTCTAATGTTTCAACAAATTCAAAACGAAGATAATAAAAACACCAGTTCCTACAAACGCAATCACTTCTTGTTGATTAGTTGTATGTGTTTTTGTAGCATTAGTATTATTCTTTTCAAGTTCAGCAAGTTTTGCAACTAAATCATCAATTTGTTTTTGTAATGATGTTTTACTAGTATCTTTTAATAATTCACTTGAAGATGATATTGTTTGTTCTACTGATTTAGGTTTTGTATTATTCCATGTTGGATACTCTCCGCCGGGAGATGGCAAACTTTGAAAAAAAGCAGTATTGCTTTGAGCTGGTGTTATAGGTTTCCAAACATCGACAACTGATGGAGTGGGGAGGCTAGTCCCTCCAGCTTTCTCAAACCCCTTATCACTATCTACGGCAGCATTGCTAAAATTACTTTGAAATCCTTCTATATTGGGAAGATCATCGTCATCATTGCCTAAAAAATAAGAAGGTAAAGGTTTATTTGAAATTGTATTAGGAATCTCTGGTAGACTAGCTGAGACATTTTGAAATGCTTCTTTATAGACCATTGCCGGGCGGTCCGGGTCTATAGCTTCTGGATTAAATGTTGGGTCTAGCACTCCTTTAAAACAGTCCTTTGTTCTCTTTATCTTTTTTCTTTCATGTTTCTGGGCTTTTTCTGTTCCAGACCCTAATGAATTTGTTTTGAAAGCATCTTCTAAAAGACAGCCGTCCATCCCTGTGAAAAATGAAGATTTCTTATCTACAAGAAAATCAGAAAGATGACAGGATATCAAAAACACGTTTCTGAATTATATAATAAATTTGAAACTCCAATACATGTTGTTTTATATATTTTCTTATTTGTTATCATTATTTACGTCAAAGATATACCAAGTCAATATAAATATTATGGAAATAGTATATTACTTCGCATAGTTTTCTTTGGATTAACTTTGGCTATAACCAAATATGTATCTTTTATTCATGGTATGTTATTTGCTATGTTTGTAATTCTTTACCTAAGTTTCACTCCCGGTATAAAAACAGAGACATTTGAAGATTTACGTATTGTTGCTAAGAAAGAACGACGTTGGTATGATGAACAAGTTTTAGGTGAAGACCCAGAACTTATGGAAACTGAAAAAGTAAAAACAGAAGCAATTCAATCTTAATAATAGGAAAGACAATGGATTATGATTACATTGGTAGAATAATATTTACAGGATTTTTCTTTTTATGGAATGTAATTGAAGGTTTTAAGATTGATACTCATTATCCTCATAAACTTGTATTACTTTATGTATATCCTTTATGGAGACTTTTATTACTTGCTGTTTTTGTTGTTGGTAGTATGTGGTGTGGAAGTTTATCTATTATGATGGGTTTTGCTATATTCTTTTATTTTATGGATATGCAACTTTTATTATACAAGGAAATATAGTATAAAGAAATATAATAGATGGCATTTCCTTTTCCTCAAACAACAGGAAATCAAACAAATAATCCAATTGAAGATTCTATAACATCATTTAACTCAAATCCATATTTTATTGGTTCAATGATGTTATTACTCAATTTAGGCGGTCGCCATTTAGCAACTGGTTTGACTCCCGAACAAGATAAATTCTTTCAAAATGATTGGTTTCGTAAGGTGCTAATCTTTGTAGTTTTCTTTATTGGTACTCGTAATATAATTTCTTCATTATTTATGGCTATTATTTTTATATTAGTAGTTTATTATTTGTTAAATGATAAAAGTTCTTTGTATTTATTCAAACCTTCTATTCCAAAGGTTGAAGAGGTAGTAAAAGTAGAACCAGTGAAAACTGCTCCTATTTATACTGGATTGACTGCTGAAGAAACTGATATTCATAAAAGATTAACCGAAAAAATAGAACGAACAAGAAAAGAAGAAGAAGTTAAAGTTCCTATTGGACAAAATATCCAAACACAAATTACAAATACTTATTCTAATGTGATGGCACGATTTTAGATATCTAAACAGCAAGTGAAACACTATTTCCTACAGCCGCTCTACGTCTGCGCCCTCCACCACGCTGTCCGCCTGTTCTAGTAGATTCTGCTTGAGACATCATTTCTTCTGAATGTAAACTCTGAATCTCAACCGCTGCTGCTGATGCTGGTTGAGTTACTGATGAAACAGATTCTGGCATCATATAAACATCACCACGTCTAGCCTCTTCAAATGTCTTTAAAATATCATCCACCCCAGTTGGGCCTTTCATTTCACGTCTAACTTGACCACTTGGAGGTTCAGAAGAGGCTGCTACTGATTGAGGCATGTTAGGTACATTAGGAGGAGAATTGAACATTTGTTGTGATGCTTGTGTTGGAACTTGATTTCCCTGTCCTCTCCCAGAATTCATCGCCATACTCATAAAGTTTCCAAAGCCTGGACCCGCTTGTGCCGCAGCAGCACCAGCTACTTGACGAGCTAAGTCAGGATTGCTACGTAATACATCATCCACATTTGGCATACGAGACTTTAAGAATGTATTACTTACATGGCACATAAATCCAGAACCAGCTAACGCAACCATTAAACGGGCTTCGGGAGGCATCTTACCACGCTCCTTGTATTTATCATAAAGTTCCTCAAAAATTTCATCAAAATCTTCTACATTCTCATGAACGGATTCACTCCAGCCATCCATTTTTAAATCAAAAGGGTCAAACTTACCATTTGCCCATTCTAGACCAGTTACAATACCCATAAGAGCTTGTCGTTGGAAACGAAGAGATGCTTCTAAATTACGAGCATCCACTAATCTATTAAATTCATCACGAATCTCTTCTAAAGAATTATCCATTGTGAAACGACGAGAAGTTTCAAAACCTTTCTTCTCTAATCGCTGGAGCTTGTTTAAAAACTCAACCTTTTCTTTCTTTTCATTTTCATTTAAAACACGAGTTGTAGAGCCTGTATCTAAATGAATATTTGGTGCTGAAGAAGTTTGATTATTATAAGAAAATGAAGGTTCTTCTCTTTTGATTTCAGCAGAAAAAGAAGGGACATTCATATTATCACTAAATGAAATGGTAGGTCCAGAATCTAAATTACCGATTTCAACTTCTGAAATACCACCTCCTAAATCTATATGAGGGTTTGGACGAGAATTAGGAGGAATATTTAAATTTGTAAGCATATTTAAACCGAGGCTATCATTAATATCATTTAATTCAATAACATTACCAATATCATTAGTAAGAGAAATGTCTCCACCATTCATAACACGGACTTCTTTCTCCATATCACGAAGACTAATACTCATTCTTTCTTGAATTGGATGCTTTCTTTTTATATAGGTATTTAACGCAGAAAACTTTTAACCGGGTGTTTAATCTTTTGATGACCAAGACCAATTATTAATAGATTCAAGTATATTTATATATTCTTTTTGTAATGTATTATCTTTCCTTTTACGAGACATATCATATCGCCATTGTTTTTCAGAATCTGGATTTAAAATCCAGTTAGATAAATGTTTATTGAATAATTCTTTAAAACGTTTCATTCTTGATTCGTTTAACGCATTCTTTTGAGTTTCACTTAAAGATTTCCCTTTTTTAGCAATACTTATATTTATTCTTGCTTCATCTGACATTTTTATACCAAGACGTTTTCCGGTAAGTGCTTTTGAAATTTTATCCTTTGTCTCTTCTGTTAATTGTTTTCCAATATTAATATTTCTTAATTTATTTCTTGTTTCTTCAGATACTATATGTCCTATTTTATTCTGTGAGCATTTTTTTTTTGTTATTTCTGTATGTGTTCTCCCTTTCATATTTTCACTTTTTTCTTTTTTTCTTTCTTCAGTCCACCATTTTTTGAGGGAATCAGATATTTGTTTTTTTTGCTCATCTGAAATAGTTTTTCCTTTATGAATATTACTAACAAATTCTTTCCATTTAGGATCTGACATACGAATTCTTTGATTTTCTATTTCAATTTCTGACAATTTTCTTCCTTTTTTAAATTGAAATTTTTTCAAATGTTCTACAGAATTTCTTTCTATAGCAAGTTTACTTTGTAATTCTTTTGTAGAATTTGTATGAGTTATACCTCTTCTACTGCCTTTACCGCACCAAACCATATTATAACCTCCGGGATTATCCCATTTGTAACTTTCAAATTGTTCAGCCCAATAACACTCCATATTATCCAATGAATTATGCGGAACATTACAAAGTAATTCTACTTTAAAATTATCTGGACCATATTTTCGCATAGCCCTGTAAAGGATTGTATCCTTTTTTCTAACTAAAGCATCATACCAATGTATTTCATATCTATCAAGTGGATTTGAATATTGAGTTTGACCTACATATTTTTTTAAAGTTGATAAACATGTTATCAGATATATTGAACCAAGTATTTTATTTTCTTCTTCCATTTCTAATTAATACCTGTTAAATAACTTTAGGCGGATACGTTCAGTCCGGTTTAAAATAATAGTATATATATATTAGTAAATGAAAATTAAACTTGATATAAATTTATTATATGATAAAATAAAAAACGATAACGCAACTTTAAGAGGAAATTATGATAGTTTATATAAAAATTCTAATATTACTTTTATATGTAAATGTAGTAGTGAAAATAAAAAAATGTTTAGTAATATTTTAATATCTGGAGCATATTGTAAAAAGTGTATTGGAATAAATAAAGGTATTAAATTAAAAAATAATTCTGTTGAAATGATGAAAAAAATGAAGAAAACAAACTTAGAAAAATATGGTGTTGAACACATATCACAATTAGATAATATTAAAGATAAAATAAAGAAAACAAATTTAGAAAAATATGGATGTGAATATTCTTCTCAATTTGAAGATATTAAACAAAAGAAAAAACAATCATATTTAAAAAAATATGGTGTCGAGAATATATCACAATCAAATGAAATAAAAGAAAAGAAAAGAAAAAATTGTATTGAAAAATATGGTGTTGAACATATATCACAATTAAAAGAAATTAAAGATAAAAAAATAGAAACATCTATTAAAAATTATGGAGTTAAATATCCATATCAATCAAATATTATTGTTGAACAAAGAGAAAATAATTGTTTAAATAAATATGGAGTTAAAAGCACTACTCAGTTAAAAGAAGTTAAAGATAAAATAAAGAACACAAATTTAGAAAAATTTGGTGTTGAATATGCTTCACAATCAAATATAATAAAAGATAAAATAAAGAACACAAATTTAGAAAAATATGGCGTTGAATATCCTACACAATTAGATGAAACTAAAGAAAAGAAAATAAGAACAAATTTAGAAAAATATGGCGTTGAACACATAACACAATTAGATAATATTAAAGATAAAATAAAGAAAACAAATTTAGAAAAATATGGTGTTGAATATCCTACACAATTAGATAAAATTAAAGAAAGAAGTAGAGAGAAAAGAAAATATACTGTATTAGAATGTTATGGAGTTAAAAGCACTACTCAGTTAAAAGAAGTTAAAGATAAAATGAAAAAGACAAATTTAGAAAAATTTGGTGTTGAATATGCTTCACAATCAAATATAATAAAAGATAAAATGAAAAAGACAAATTTAGAAAAATATGGCGTTGAATATCCACAGCAAAACCAAGAAATACAAGAAAAAACACAAAAAAATTCTAAGAAATATAAAGATTATAAAATGCCTTCTGGAATTATACGTAAAGTTCAAGGATATGAACCATTTGCTTTAGATGAATTAATAAAACAATATACTGAAGAACAAATTAAAACTGATAGAAAAGATGTTCCACGAGTAGAATATATTTTAGAAAATAAAAAACATTATTATTTTCCAGATATATTTATCCCTCATGAAAATAAAATTATTGAAGTGAAATCTACTTGGACTATTAAATTACATGAAAAAAAAATAAAATTTAAATGTAATAGTTGTATAGCAAATGGATATAAATACGAAATATGGGAATATAATAAAAAAGGTGAAAAAATTATTCATTAAATTGTAAACACATTAGAAGAGCATCACCAATATCATCTTTTTTAGAAGAATTATTAAATAAATCATGAAATTTTTGTTCTTGTAGATGTTTCTTTAAAAAATCCTTACTTTCTTCAATTGATGCTGTTTTTCTATCTTTATAACCTTTATCTCCTTTTTCTTTGTCTTTTACTTTTTTTCCAGCATGAATCAATTTTATTTTAGGAGATTGTTCTAATATATTTTTCAAACAAGAATATAAAAACATCTGAACTGTTTTCATATTTGGATTTTTCAGAACTGGTTGATTTTCTAGACCTATTACCGATGCTTTTCCTAAACTTTCTTTATGATCTATTACAAATTTTCTAATAGAATCATGGAGTCCTTCCATATCAAAAAGTTTCTTAATAGATTTCTTTTTTACAATTGGTAAAGCATAGGTTTCTTTTACTTGTTTATGAAGTTCTTCTTTAGATATTTTCCCTTTTGTTTTCAGCATTTCTTTTAGAACTGTAACATTTGGCATAGTTTTCAAAACATTACCAGACAAATCTTTAAAAATAGGCTTTTCAACACCACAATGTTTCTTACAATAGTATTTTTCTCTAAAAGTGTATACACCATTTTTATCACATGAGGCAGCAGAACATTTATATTTTTCTTTTACATCATTTACATTACCATCTTCTAAAAGACTATAGTTATTCCAATCTATAATCTTTTTTTTATCAGAATCGTAGATACAATATGCAAGATTTTTAATACCAATATCAAAGCAACAAACTACAGATGCCATTCTTAATAATAATCATCTTTTTGTTTTAGGTGATATACTGAAGTTAAGTTACTATATGTTCCACGAGGAGTATTTCTACCTCCTTCATAATAATGAGTTTCCATATAAGTTTCAGGTTTTTTCTCAAAAGTAACTTCAGAAAATGTTCCAAATAAATCTGGTGTAGTATTATTATCTCGTTCTACACCAATTCCAGACATTTGATTAGTAGCTTGTAATTGAGAATCATATTTCGTTGTTTTTAGAATTTGTGCTGGAGGAGGAATTACTGAAATATCAAGATTTCTTGTTAGAGGAAATTGATTTTTGCGAGAAAATTCAATTACCTTTTGTCCATTTCTTTGAAGCCATTGAGTTGTTGGGAGCTGAGAACCAACTGGAATATTTTTACTACAATGGTCTGTATAATCTGTAGCTAATCTACCATCTGCCATTATAGCAGGCCATGTAGGATAACGATTGTCTGGTGCTATATCAGATGGTAGAGTAGCAAATTTTTCTGGAGATACTTTTACATTGTTATAATTAGAATAATAATTTGGATTGCCCATTTTTCTGAAACCCTGTGAATCCATACTGTTTAACTATTTATATAATATTTATAATTATAATTCAACTTCTTGTACTGACATTGCTTCTAACGGTGTTGTCTTCATCTCTTCAGACTTTTTTAGAAGTTGTATTAATTTCTCACGACCGGGTCTGTTTCCCACACGAACACCTTTCGCTTTTGCTGCTTCTAATAATTCATCTTTAGTCATAGATTCATAATTTATTTCTAGCTTAGGAAGAGTATTTTCTGCTACATCATTATGTGCTTCTTCTAAAACATCCTTATACATAGATTCATCTAATGTATCTGTTTGTAAGGGTTGTTCTTGTACTACTTGTTCTTTTACTACTTGTTCTTGTAAAGAAGGAGAATTAGAAGGAGTAAACATTTGCGGTTGAGATAATTGATGGAATGTCATTTGAGGGGGAATCCGAGGAAGAATATGAATTGGTTTTTCTTCTTGTTCCATCTTTAAATTTAATACAAGCTTTTCAATAAGTCCAATGCGTTTTTCAGAATATGTTACACGAGAATATACATAAAAAAATAAAGCTCCAAATACTAATGTTAATAAAAGACCAATTGTGAGTGATTCGCTAAACATTCTTTTATATTGAATGTTATTATATAAGAATATTAATCCGCAGAAAATATTTTTTTCCAAATTTCTTTCACAGAAGATTCTTTTGAAATACCATTTTGTAATTTATAAGAATAAATTAATTCATCTTCTTTTATGGAAGCTGGAACACAAACTTTTTTCACAAATTCTGGAGATTGTTCTATTATTTCAAA